CTTGGAAGAATACAATCAATATTTCAGTGGCATGAGATGCCTAAAGACTTTAAGGCTAGATATGTAGACTATATAGAGGAAGAGTTTGATAGGAGAGAGAATGGGCATTGGTTTATGAACAATGGAAGGCCCCACTATATCACAGGGGCTCACTACATGTATCTTCAATGGTCTAAGATTGACATCGGATATCCTGACTTTCGCGAAGCAAATAGAATACTATATATTTTTTGGGAGGCATGCAAGGCAGACCCTAGAAGCTTCGGTATGGTTTACTTAAAGATACGCCGTTCCGGTTTCTCATTCATGTCTTCTTCAGAGTGCGTGAATATTGGAACTCTTGCAAAAGATGCAAGGGTTGGAATATTATCTAAGACAGGTGCTGATGCTAAGAAGATGTTTACAGATAAGGTAGTACCAATCAATAGCAACCTACCTTTCTTCTTCAAGCCTGTTATGGATGGTATGGATAAGCCAAAGACAGAGCTTGCATACCGGGTGCCTGCATCAAAGATTACCAAGAAGAATATGTCTGACGTTGACAGCGATGAGATAGATGGCCTTGACACAACAATAGATTGGAAGAACACAGACGACAACAGCTATGATGGTGAGAAGCTGTTATTCCTAGCTCATGACGAGAGTGGAAAATGGATTAAACCAAATAACATTCTGAACAATTGGCGCGTAACTAAGACGTGTCTTCGTCTAGGTTCAAAAGTAATTGGCAAGTGTATGATGGGTTCTACATCTAACGCACTTGCTAAGGGTGGTCAGAACTTTAAGGACCTGTACGAGGACTCTAGGATATCTACCCGAAATGCAAACGGTCAGACTAAGTCAGGCCTATATGCTCTATTTATTCCAATGGAGTGGAATATGGAAGGCTTTATTGATATCTATGGTATGCCTGTTCTACGTAAACCTAGCAATCCTGTAAAAGGAATTGATGGGAATTGGATTATGAACGGAGCTATCGACTATTGGGAGGCTGAAGTTGAATCACTTAAAAATGACCCTGATGCACTTAATGAATACTATCGTCAGTTCCCGCGCACTGAGTCTCATGCTTTCCGTGATGAGTCAAAAGCAGCGCTGTTCAATCTTACTAAGATATACCAACAGATTGACTATAATGACACAATCATAAAAGAGCACTACATGACTAGAGGTTCCTTCAGTTGGAAGGATGGTATACGAGATAGTCAAGTTATATTCACTCCCGATAAGAGGGGGAGGTTCTTGGTATCTTGGACACCCGCTAAACATCTTCAGAACAATGTGTATGAGAAGCATGGTATAAAACATCCCGGCAATGACCATATGGGGGCATTTGGATGTGACTCCTACGATATCTCAGGCGTTGTTGTTGGACGAGGTTCAAATGGAGCGCTGCATGGCCTTACTAAGTTCCATATGGATGATGGCCCTGTAAATGAGTTCTTTCTAGAGTATATAGCTAGACCTCAGACTGCAGAGATATTCTTTGAAGAAGTGCTTATGGCCTGCGTATTCTATGGTATGCCAATCTTAATTGAGAACAACAAACCTCGATTACTTTATCACTTTAAGAACAGGGGGTACCGTGGATTCTGTATCAATCGTCCTGACAAAACATATAACAAACTATCTAAGACTGAGCGAGAGCTAGGTGGTATACCAAACTCATCTGAGGATGTAAAGCAGGCTCATGCAGCTGCTGTTGAGTCTTATATCGAGAAGTATATTGGACTTAACTCAGAGGGTGATATGGGCACAATGCCTTTCACTAGGACACTAGAGGATTGGGCTAAGTTTGATATTAGCGACCGAACAATGTTTGATGCCACAATTAGCTCAGGATTGGCTATAATGGCCTGTCAGAAGCACTTATATCAACCCGAGGTAAAAGAGTCAAAAATAAGCATTAAATTTGCTAGATATAATAATAAAGGGAATATTAGCTCCTTAGATACATGAAAGAAGTAATTGTAAACATATCATCTACGTCATTTCCGAGTCAATTCGCAACTGATGCAGAGAAAGAAACCCTTGAGTTTGGTCTCCAAGTTGGACAGGCCATCCAATATGAGTGGTTTAGAAAAGATGGTAACCAATGTAGATACTACAGTCAGTGGCGTGACTTTCACCGACTCCGTCTATATGCACGTGGAGAACAACCTATTCAGAAGTACAAGGATGAGCTTGCCGTTGATGGCGACCTTTCATATATCAATCTAGATTGGACTCCTGTTCCAATCATACCTAAGTTTGTTGACATTGTTGTCAATGGAATGTCAGACCGCTTATTCAAAGTTAAGGCGTATGCACAGGATGCAATGTCACAAGCAAAGCGTAGTAAGTATCAGGATATGATTGAGAGTCAGATGGTTGCAAAAGACCTTCTTACTAGTATCCAAGAGAACACAGGTGTAGACCCATTTGTAATGAAGCCTGATGAGCTTCCAAATAGCGATGAGGAACTATCGTTATACATGAACCTCAACTACAAGCCTGCAATTGAGATTGCAGAGGAGGAGGCTATCAATACAATTCTTGATGAGAATAGGTATAGCAATATTCGTAGTCAGTGTGACTATGACCTTATGTGCCTTGGTATTGCTGTCGAGAAGCACGAGTTTCTTCCCGGAGCAGGTATTCAGGTGTCATACGTAGACCCGGCAAACGTAGTCTATAGCTATACAGAAGACCCTTACTTCCGTGACTGTTTCTATTGGGGTGAGATTAAGACACTTCCAATTACCGAGCTTTACAAGATTGACCAATCTCTTACTAATGAAGATTTAGAGAAGATATCTAAATACAGTCAGAGTTGGTATGACTACTATAATGTAGCTCAGTTCTATGAAAATAATGTTTTTTACCGTGATACGTGTACTCTTCTATACTTTAACTATAAGACTACTAAAAAGATTGTATACAAGAAGAAAATTCTTGATAATGGAAATACTCGAATGATTGAAAAAGACGAGAACTTCAACCCTCCCGTGGAGATGATGGAAGAAGGTCGTTTTGAAAAAGTCGAGAAGATAATTGACGTTTGGTATGAAGGAATCATGGTTATGGGTACTAACATCCTGCTTAAGTGGGAGCTAGCTCAGAACATGGTTAGACCAAAGTCTGCTACTCAGCATGCACTACCAAACTATGTGGCTGTTGCGCCTCGTATGTACAAGGGTGTAATTGAGTCATTGGTACGTAGAATGATACCATTTGCTGACCTCATCCAATTGACGCACTTAAAGCTTCAGCAGGTTATATCGCGCGTTGTTCCGGATGGTGTATTTATTGACGCCGATGGTCTCAATGAGGTTGACCTTGGTACGGGCAATGCTTATAATCCTGAGGATGCATTAAGACTCTACTTCCAAACAGGTAGCGTTATTGGTCGTAGCTATACACAGGATGGGGACTTTAACAATGCTAGGGTTCCAATCCAAGAGCTCAATAGCAACTCAGGTGCTGCTAAGACTCAGATGCTTATTGCAAACTACAACCACTACCTTGACATGATTCGTGCGGTAACAGGTCTTAATGAGGCTAGAGATGGTTCTGACCCGGACCCACGTGCATTGATTGGCGTACAGAAACTTGCTGCATTAAATTCAAACACTGCTACACGTCATATACTTGATGGAAGCTTATATATGTTTAAGTCTATATCTGAAGCACTCACGTACAGAATTGCAGATATTCTTGAGTATGCTGACTTCAGGGATGATTTTGCCAATAAGATTGGTAAATATAATGTATCAATACTAGATGAAATTAAAGACCTATACATATATGATTTCGGAATTTTTATTGATATCTCTCCTGATGAAGAGGAAAAAGCACAACTCGAACAAAACATTCAAGTTGCTTTATCTAAGGGTGATATTAACCTTGAGGATGCGATTGATATACGCGAAATTAAAAATATCAAATTGGCTAACCAACTCCTCAAACTGAAACGAGTTAAGAAGGAGGAGAAGGCTCAACAGATGGCTATTCAGCAGCAGGCTATGCAGGCACAGCAGCAGATGCAGATTCAGCAGATGTCAGCTCAGGCTGCCATGGCTAAGATTCAGGCTGAGACTCAGTCAAAGATGCAGCTTAAGCAGGCAGAGGTGGCTTTTGATATTGAGAAAATGAAGAATGAAGCAATGCTCAAGCAGCAGTTGATGCAGTCAGAGTTCGAGATGCAGATGCAGCTTAAGGGTGTTGAAGAAGAGTCATTGAGTAATAGAGAGAAGGACCGTGAGGAAGCCAAGGCTAAACGTATTAGTCAGCAAAACAGCGAGCAATCTAAATTAATTAATCAGAGAAAGAACAATCTTCCTCCGATAAGCTTTGAGTCTAATGAGGATTCCCTTGATGGGTTTGATTTAGCCGAGTTTGAACCCCGCTAAAACAATAAAAAATAATATATAACTTTGTAAAAATTAAATCTAATGGAAATTAAAGTAAAAGAAGTATCAGGAATTGTCGAGAAGAGTCAAGCTCAGATAGAAGATGAATTACTACAGAAGCATGAGGAAAGTTTAAATACGCCTCCTGCTCCAATTGATGAGCCACCTATCGACACACCTCCAATTGACGAACCGCCAATTGAGACTCCTGAACTTAGAGAAGAAGACGTTCTTTCATATTTGGGTAAAAGATACAACAAGGAGATTAGCTCATTTGATGAGCTAATGGCTCAGCGTCAGGAGAACCAAGAGTTACCTGAGGATGTTGAGGCGTTCCTTAAGTATAAGAAAGAAACAGGGCGTGGTATCCAAGACTACTTGAAATTACAAGAAGACTTTGATTCCATGAACCCTGATACAATGTTGAAGCAATACTTCATGGCTACAGAGGTCGGTCTCGATGAGGAAGACATTGAAGCCATGATGGAAGAGTTTGCTTATGATGAGGACCTAGATGATGATTCTCATATTAAGAAAGCTAAGATTGCTAAGAAGAAGGCTATTGCTAAGGCCAAGGATTATTTCAACTCTCAAAAAGAGAAATATAAGCAACCTGTTGAGTCAATTGGAAGCAGAGTATCTGATGAAGAGAAGGAAGAGCTTGAGGCGTATAAACAATACATACAAAAGTCAAAGAGTCTGCAGGAAGAGCAAGAGCGTCAATCCTCTTGGTTTCAGAAGAAGACTGACGAGGTGTTTAGTCAAGAGTTCAAAGGTTTTGAGTTCAGTATTGACGACAAGAAGTTAGTGTTCTCTCCGGGTGATGCGACAGAGCTTAAGAAGCTACAATCAAATCCATACAACTTTATTAATAGGTATTTGGATGAGAGCGGGCTTATTAGCGATGCTGTAGGTTACCACAGGTCTTTGGCAATTGCAATGAATCCCGAGAAGTTTGCTAAGTTCTTTTATGAACAAGGTCAATCTGATGCAACGGATGATATTAACAAAAAAATTAAAAATGTTAATATGACTGAGCGCAGAGCACCTGAAGCAATATCTAAGGGAGGAATGCAAATCCGAGAAGTAAATCCTGACACAGGTCGTGGATTGAAAATCAAAAGTGCAAAAAGAATATAAACAATTAAAAAAAGAAAAAAATGTCTTTATTAGCTACACCTCCGTATCAGTTGCAGCCGAGTGCTGAACAGGTACCATTGTCAAGCAACTACTTGACAAACTTTAACTTCATGAATCAGTATTTACCTGATACATATGAGAAAGAATTTGAGCGCTACGGAAACCGTACCGTTGCATCTTTCCTTCGTATGGTAGGTGCTGAGATGCCGTCTATCTCTGACCAAATCAAATGGGCTGAGCAAGGTCGTTTGCATACCAAGTACACCAAGGTTGTTACAGGTGCTGTTCCTTCAGGTTCTCCTGTTAATAACGCACAGTTCACTGTGAATGACTTGAACGTATCAGGTATCGCAATTCGCGTTGGTCAAACTGTAATGCTCACTCCTAATGTTGCAGGTGGTGGTACTCAAAACAAAGGTATCGTTACTGCTGTTAACACAGGTACTGACCAATTTACAGTTTACTTCTACGAGGCTGCAGGTTTCCACAACAACAACACTGCTGCTAACGAGTTTACCGTATTTATCTATGGTTCTGAGTTCAAGAAAGGAACTAACGGTATGATTGGTTCATTGGAAGCTGAGGATGAAATCTTCTCTAACAGCCCAATCATCATCAAAGACAAGTACGCTGTTTCAGGTTCTGACATGGCTCAAATTGGTTGGATTGAAGTAACTACTGAGAATGGTGCTACAGGATACCTTTGGTATTTGAAGTCTGAGCACGAGACTCGTCTCCGCTTTGAGGACTACCTCGAAACTTCTATGTTGGAAGCTGTTCCTGCTGAATCAGGTTCAGGTGTTGCCACTCAGACTGTTAACAACCAAGTTGGTAACAAAGGTTCTGAGGGTGTATTCTACGTAGTTAACTCTCGTGGTAACGTATGGGGTGGTGGTAACCCAACTTCATTACAAGACTTCGACACTGTTATCTCACGTCTTGACAAGCAAGGTTCTATCGAAGAAAACGTATTGTTTGTAAACCGTGACTTCAGCTTCGATATCGATGATATGTTGGCTGCTCAAAACTCTTACGGTGCAGGTGGTACTTCTTACGGTTTGTTTGATAACGACCGCGATATGGCCCTTAACCTTGGTTTCTCAGGATTCCGCCGTGGTTATGACTTCTACAAAACAGATTGGAAATACCTCAACGACCCAACTATGCGTGGTGGATTGACTCCTTCTGCTACAGGAGCTACAACTGCTAACTCAATCACAGGTCTATTAGTTCCTGCAGGTTCAACTACTGTTTACGACCAAATCCTTGGTAAAAACGCTAAGCGTCCATTCTTACACGTGCGTTACCGCGCTTCTGAGACTGAAGACCGCCGTTACAAAACATGGATTACAGGTTCTGCCGGTGGTGCTGCTACTAGCGACCTCGATGCAATGGAAGTCAACTTCTTATCTGAGCGTGCTGTATGTACCTTGGGTGCGAACAACTTCGTATTGTTCCGTTACGGAGCCTAATCTTTGGATTAACTAAATAGGGAGTGTCTTCAAAGACACTCCCTTATTTTAAACTTTAATTATATTATATCTTATGTCAAAAAAAGTAAAGTTGGCTCCTGCCGACAGAGTCTATCGACTCAAGAATGATAGGGCACCGTTGTCCTTTATGCTTTCAGCAAGAAATACTCATCGTTCACCACTTCTTTGGTATGATGAAGAAAAGAATCAAAACCGACCACTTCGCTACGCGATAAACCAAAGGAGCCCCTTTGAGGATGAGCAGGATGGAAATCCAATTATCCAACCAATTATATTTGAGAATGGCTTCTTAAGTGTTCCAAAAAACAATCCTGTGCTTCAGGAGTTCTTATATTATCATCCACAGAATGGTGCCATCTTTGAAGAGGTTAATAACGAGCGTGATGCACAAGAAGAGGTAGAATACCTTACTGCAGAGGTTGATGCTTTGATTAAGGCCCGTGAGCTTTCAATCGAAGAGCTTGAGACGGTATACCGCGTATTATTCAATAAGGATGTTAGTCGTGTTACAACAGCAGAGATGAAACGAGATGTTCTTATCTATGCACGTAACTACCCGGGTTCATTCTTAAACGCATTAGATGACCCAATGTTAAGACTTCAGTCTCAGGTGCATATCTTCTTTGACATGGGATTGCTTGGCTTTAGAAACAGCAACAAAGAGGTTTGGTATAACACACCAACCAACAAGAAAAAAATGATTAATGTACCTTACGGTGAAGACCCGTACATGCTTGTTGCAATGTACCTGAAGACCGATGAAGGTATTGAGGCATTAAAAATGTTAGAGCATCACTTGGAGAATGCATAAATAATATTATATTTGTAATGTTGTTTTAGAGTTTACGCTCATTTGTTTGTTTGATAAAGGTGTCCTAGCGGCACCTTTATTTTTTTGTATCTTTGTGAAAAGATATTTCAATGATTAACTCAGTAAGAAACACTGTATTGTCTGTTCTAAATAAGAACAACTACGGATATATCTCTCCTTCTGACTTCAATTTATTTGCCAAGCAGGCACAGATGGAGATATATGAAGAGTACTACAGCAGCTACAATAAGACGATAAATGCAGAGAATGCGCGCGTATCAGGGACTGAATATGCTGATATTGAGAATCCTATTGCTGAGGTATTAGAGGGTTTTCTACGTAATGATACCCTTACTCAGGTATCTCCAACAACAAACCAATACTACGTACCATCCTTGGTAACAACAGGCTATAACTTCTATATGATTAGCCGCTTGACTTGTTTTAATGGAGCCACAAGATTGGGTGATGCTGAAAAGGTGGCTAATGCTCGCCTCTACATGTTGTTAGACTCAAACCTTACAGCACCAACAACAAAGTATCCTGCATATATCATTGAGGAAGACATAATTACAGTTTATCCTGACACTATCAATGGAGTATCATCTTTGAAGTGCTCTTACTTTAGGCTCCCTAAGGACCCCAAGTGGACATATATTAGCTTGCCAAATGGTGAGCCTGCATTTGACCAATCTCAGCCTGACTATCAAGATTTTGAGCTTCCGGGAGAAGACGAGTACAAATTGGTTATGAAGATTCTTCAGTACTGTGGTATGTCAATTAGAGAGATTCAAGTTGCTCAGTACGCAATACAACAAGAGCAGAGTGAAAACCCTGCATTTAGTACACAACAATAATAGACCATGGCATATATTTCACAATATCAATACTACGAGAATGGTGGTAACCAACCTGAGGATGCCAATTGGGGCTCATATCAGTATGTAAGCCTGTATGAAATTGTCAACAACTTTATGTTGATGTATTCAGGCAACCACTCACTAGTAAATAATGAGGAGCGCTACAAGATTATTTTTCATGCAAAGCGCGCTATTCAAGAGTTAAACTACGATGCTTTTAAAGAAATTAAAGTTCTTCAACTTACAGTATGTGACCAACTTCGATTTGTCTTACCATCTGACTATGTCAATTGGGTTCGCATCTCTCTATATAAGGATGGTGTTATTAGACCAATGACAGAGAATATTCAGGTTCAGTCTGCAAAGGCATACCTTCAGGATAACAACTGCAAGATTCTTTTCGACCAAAACGGAAATGCATTAGAGCCTCAGTATTCTGAGCTTGATTGGGACCGAATTACAGGAACTGAAAAAAGCATTTATCTAAACCCAATAAGCCAATATAACGGACAGTATGGTTGGTATTATGAGGGAGATTGGTATTTTGAGGCAGGCATTGGTGCTCGATATGGTTTAAATACAGAGACAGCCAACGGAAATCCTCAGTTTACTATTGATAAGAAGTCAGGAGTTATTAACTTTAGCTCACATATGTCAGGAGAGTCAGTTATTCTTGAATACATATCTGATGGTATGGAGAATGGTGATGACAGCCTAGTGACTGTAAACAAGTTGTTTGAGAAGTACGTATATGCTTACATTCAGTATGAGATACTAAACTCAAAGCTTGGTGTACAAGAGTATATTGTTGCTAGAGCGAAAAAAGATAAGTCTTCTCTATTACGCAACGCAAAAATTAGATTGAGCAATATTCATCCGGGGCGTTTGTTAATGAACTTACGTGGTCAAGATAAGTGGGTAAAGTAACATGGCAAAACTTACAAGAAACTTTAATAAGGGTGTAATGAATAAAGTCGTTGATGAACGACTTATACCTGATGGTCAGTATATTAATGCGCTAAATGTTCGTATGGGTTCAACTGAACTCAAGAGCATTGGCGCTATAGAGAATACTAAAGGGAATGTAAAGCTTTCTACCTTGGTATATATTGACGGCACCCCGTTAAGTACAAGTGCTAGAACTATTGGTGCGTTTGAGGATGGCGCTAAAGAAACATTGTATTGGTTTGTACACGACCCTAACTTTCCTGTTGGAGCAACAGGTAAGCTTGACTTGGTTGTATCTCTTAATATATATACCAACATACTTACGTACCACGTTATTAGTATTGATGATGGGAATGGTGTAGACACTACGCTAAACTTCAATCCTCAGTACGTTATTACGGGTGTAAATAAGATTGACGACTTGTTGTTTTGGACGGATGACTATAATCCACCAAGATTTATTAATGTAAAGGATAACTATCCAAACCCGTCTTCAGGCAACATTGACTACTATGTACCATCGTTAGCCGCATCTTTTCCTGAAATACTACAAGAGAGGTTACAAGTGATTAAAAGACCACCTGTAGAGTCTCCTCAAATTCAGCTTACAACTATACCAAACCAAGATAACTTCCTTAAGGATAGATTTATTTGTTTTGCATATCGCTATAGGTATGCTAATAATGAGTATTCAGCAATATCTCAGTTTACTGAGCCTGCATTTATGCCTGAGTCTTTTGATTTTAGTGATTCTGACTACCTAAATAACGGTATGCAGAACGCATTTAATAATGTAGTTATCACATATAACACAGGAGGTCCTCTTGTTGTTGGTGTAGACCTTCTCTTTAAAGAGATGGAGAGCAATGTGATTAGAGTTATTGAAAAGCTAGATAAGGTAGACCTTGGTCTTTCAGACAACACAGACTACACGTATAACTTTTCAAACAGTAAGATATATACAGTTCTTCCGGAGTCAGAGATACTTAGGCTATATGACAATGTTCCGTTGCTAGCTAAGGCTCAGACTATTATGGGAAACCGTCTAATGTATGGAAACTATCTTGAAGGATATGATTTAATAGATAGATTTGGTCAGCCTGTAAGATTTGAGTATTCTACTATACTAAACTCTCAAAACATAGGTGTTAATGAACTTGAAAATACTTTGGCATCAGGTGACTACACTATAGATGGAGCTGTAACTATTGCCAATGCTACTGTTGATGTTGACTTTTCAGGAGTATCTCTTACTGAAGGTTCATCAATTACAATTGACTTTTCATTAAGTCACTCTGCATTCTCAGGAACTACACCGTATCCTGTTCAGACAAATAATGATGTAAATATATCATTCAATTACTATCTACCTCAAGATTTTGCTAGCGTCTTCGACATGGTATCAGACCCATCTTTCCAAGATGCAATTGGCACCATCTTGAATGTTCAGCCTATGTCTAATGCATGCAACGGAGTTACGCTGTCAGATGCATTTAACTGCGAGATGCTAGCTACATTAGATACGTATTCAAAGTACACAAGTGGTATAAATACTGCAAACCTATTGGTATCTGCAGTAAACACCGTAGGAGATATTATTTCATTTCAGTTTCCTGCTGTTGCCTATGTAGACAATTTAGTTACACCTGTATTTTACGTATATGAATATATGCAGATTAACTCTGCTGAGTGCTATTTTCAAAAAATATCACAGAATCAGAGCCTACATAGTAACAGAGACTATGAGATTGGAATTGTTTATATGGATGATTTTGGTCGTTCCACTACGACTCTTGTTAGTCAGTTTAATACTGTTCATATCTCATGTAGCGAGTCTGACAAAAAGAATCGCATATTTATTGAAATACCTTCTACACCTGTACCTCAAATAGCACCTTATTGGGCTACAAGATATAAGTTTGTAATTAAGGCAGACAGAGATACATATGATACAATCTACACCAACATATTCTTTGTAGACCCTGAGACAGGTAATGTATACTTTTACCTAGAAGGAGAAAATGCTAGAAAGGTAGGCCAAGGTGATAGGCTTATTGTTAAGCGCGATTCTCAGGGCCCAACAGATGTGTGTGCATATGCTACAGTTCTTGAGGTTGCATCTCAGGCTGCAAACTTTATTCAGATACCAAGCCCATCAAATCCAACTATAGATATACCGGTCCCCGGCGGTGTTTACATGAAGATTAAGCCTAATGACTTTAGTGCTGTATTTAATGAAAACTCATATATCTCAGAGGGCTTAATATCAAAGGTATCTCAAATTAATGGAGAAGCTCCATTTATAGGGTATCCGATGAATATTGAAGACCCTACAAACCCGGGATTCTATATTGACTATGCTGTACCTCAAGGGACAATAATAAAAGTTAAGCTCAACTTCAAAAGAGGAGAAGAAGGAGACAGCAATCAGAACTGCGAGGCAAGGATATACACATTAGAAAAGACATTTATTTCTCAGGACAACTATACTGATATGTATCAGTGGTTTGTCAGTGACAATATTGGGAATGCATTAGACGATGGTGTTTCTTGGGTTGGCCCTGATAACAACCCTGCTACAAACTGCCCTATTCAGAATATATCTAGCAATGTACTTCTTACAGGTACAACTACAAGCGGATTACCTGCAGGATTTCCTACACCAACTACATGTGTAAACTACTATCAGTTCTATAGAAATACTGTTAGCAATCAGCTTCAGTTTTTTATGTCAGGAACTCCGAAATGTGGTGCATCTCAAAGAACTTCATCCATTGAGGCTGAGTTTCAGGTATATCGTGCTGACTCACTATTTATATTTGAGACAGAACCTAGCGATGCACTTCCTGATGTGTTTTTTGAGAATGAGTTATCTTTTGAGATTAATTCATTAGGTGAGCACCAAGGTAACATAATGAATCAGAACCTAACCACGGGTTCTCCTGCTGTAATTGATACAGGTTTCTTTAACTGCTACGCATTTGGTAATGGGGCAGAGAGCTACAAGATTCTTGACTCAATAAAGGGCAACTATATAATGCTTGGTAACAGGGTTACTACAATTGCTGCTGAAGACTATCGAGCTATTAGGAGATATGCAGATATCACCTATAGTGGCATTTACAACAATGAGAGCAACGTAAATAAACTAAATGAGTTCAACCTAGGTCTCTTAAACTTTAAGCAGTTAGAACGCTCCTTTGGGCCTATCTACATTATGGATGCACGTCAGACTGATGTATTGGTATTACAGGAAGATAAAATTTCTTATGTACTTACAGATAAAAACTTATTATCTGATGCAGGAGCAGGCGGTGCATTAACATCTGTACCTAAGGTATTGGGTACTCAGATTGCCCGCGTAGAGAAGTATGGTATATCATTCAATCCTGAGAGCTATGTTCAGTGGGGAGAAGACAGATACTTTACAGACGTTAAGCGTGGAGCTGTCATCAACCTAAAAGACAGCGAGACAGGACTAAGTCAGCTTCAGGTTATCTCAGATATGGGTATGGGAACGTGGTTTAGAGACTTGTTTAATACTGACTTTGACACACAGAAGCTAGGAGCATACGACCCATACTCTGATGAGTACGTATTAAGTTCAAACGAGATTAAAATACCTACAATTGAGGAGTGTTTATCGTGCGGTATTACACAGGAATTTGTGCTTTCGGGAGGAGAAAAGATTACTGAATACTGTGTAAATGTCGGAAGCCTAGTTGGTGATGTTAACATTGTATACAATGTAACTAGCATAGACCCATTGGTTGATACATTTGAGATTTCAGCTAGTTTTAATGGTACGCCTTACACTACGGGAGCGACAACAGTTGATGGTACACTTGTAGTTGATAAGGATGTTATTTCAGCTGACACAGTTGAAGTTCAAATTACATCGACAGGCCCTGTTGTAATTGAGATTACAGTAAATTGTCCAATTGCAAATGAATTAAATATAGTTGAGATTGTACTTACTGCAAACTCAGAGGCAGGACAGAGTATTGTTACTCAGTGGAGATACACTGACGGCGCATATATTGGCTCACTTCAGAATAACTTGGTTACATTCAATACAGGCGTGAATCCTGTGGTATCAAGATACAATGTTGTTACAGGGCTTCAGGGAGCAGCGAATATACCAACGAATGGTAGTACAGTAAGAATGATTTCTAATAAGATTTTCCCAACAAACTTTGATTTTGACCCTGCTCAAGATAAGTTCAGATACCTTCGCACAAACACAGTATACAA